TCAAACAGAAATATGAGAAGGCAGAGAAAGGGAAATCTGTTGATTTAACTTCTGAATATAAGGAAAAAATCGATCAGTATCTTTCATTAAAGGATTCTATTAAAGCTTTAGATGAACAGGTAAAAGAAATTGAAAATCAGATAAAAAACGAAATGAAAGATGCTGAATTGGCCTTTGTTAAGAGCTTTCAAACGGAATGGAAGCCAATCACTTCTAATCGCATTGACAGCAAAAAGTTGAAAGAACAGTTTCCTAATATTTATGAGCAAGTAGTTAAGCAAACAAGTTACCGTCGTTTTGGAATCGAGGAAATTAGCTAGGAGGGGTAAAGTTGGCAACAAATAAATCATTAAAAAACAAGCTGGCAAATACGAATAACCAGGCTCCATCTACACATAGAAAAGAACCTAAATATCAGGTTCTTTGTCAGAAGTATGTTTCTGCTTTTTGATGTGGCTTGTAATGATTTCTAGTTGATAAGAGATAAAAAGCAGTAAACCAAAGCCAGCACCAACTAAAGCGCCTTTATATTCGTAAAGAAAGTAACCGAGTATAGAACTAACAAGCATAAAAATAAAGACCATAGTATCACCTCAATATAATACTAACTCAATAGAAAAATATTGAATAGCATTAATTGGAATTTATGAGAGGAGGGCTAGAGTTAAACAAAAGAATTATTAAGTTTCCTTATGTAAGTAAAAAGACCATCGTAATGATGATCCTTACTGGAATATTATCGCACTAAGTGTGCCTGCATATTTCGCAAATAAATTTATAAAGGCAATTAAAACGCAATTAATATAACAAAAATTAATATAAGAAGAAATCCAATTAATCCAGTTATGATGTATTTTTCTAAATTAACCATTGAAACACCTCTGACTTATATATCGGAAATATTGATTTAAAGTTAAAGAAAAAAAGAGGAAATATGTTTCGAGGGAAAGTGCAAGGATATTGGATAAGAGAAGTGGGAGCTTATGTAATCCTTGCACTAATAACTGATATACCCAAGTACGATTTGAATGAAACATCTAAGTATTAATTAGTTTGAGTTATTAATTAAAATAAGCGATATATTCAGGAACAGTACAAGGAGATGTCTAATAGATTTCATAGGAGGAAATCAAACTCGGTTCTTCTTTGTACCAGCAGTTAGTATATCCAGTTTGAAGTTATTAATTCGCCTATAAAGGTACAAAGAAAAGAAAGTAGTTAATTAAGTAATAAGAAATAGTATTTTCTTTGTACCCATTAGTAGTATGTCCGAACTTTTTAAAGAAATTCATTCCATAAAAAAGCTACCTGTTCCAAGGTAGCAATGAGTAGAAAGACGTTTCTGAGTTTAATTTATTATATTCAGCTGGTTGATAAAGATGTCTAAGTATTATGCAGTGTGATTTATTAAGAGAAGAACCCTTAAGCTTCAATATGTAAAACGGCTAGCTTAAGGGCCCCCATTCTTCTCTAAAACAGGTAAGTTTGAGTGTTTCCGCACTCAAATACATTATAGGTTAAAATACCTATTTTGAGAAGTTTTAAAAGTAGTTAGAAAGATATATCTAAGTGGAATAAAGTTAAATTTATTAACCTAATTAAGCAAAATGTTTCATAAAAAAAGCGACCTATTTAAGGTCGAAATGGATGGGGAAAAATTCTTTAATTTCTTCTAAAGTCATCCCTGTACTTAGAGTAAGTGATACTAATTCTTCCCATTCTTGTTCTGAAAGTATTTCTTTTAATTTATCTAGTTCATTCATAAAAGCACCTATAAAAATATTTTATGGTTTGGTGGTAAAATCACATATGACTTAATAAGATAACTATCTGGTTTTTGAAGGATGAGAGAAAAAATTTTTTATCTCTTCTACTGTTATACCAGCGTTTAAGGCAAGTATGATTAGTTCTTCCCACTCTTTGTCTAACATGATGTCTTTTAGTTCTTTCATAGGTCCTACTATAGAAAAATTTTATAGTTGATGAGATTAATATTTAAATTATAAACATTTCACAGGTGATTACTAGTGATTAAAGGATATGTTTATAAAAATTTAATATTTCAGATATAAATAGTGAAAAAGTATTGACAAGTTAATAGTCTTATTTAATCGTTTTCGCTAAAAAGGAGTGAGGGTTTTGTATATTGTCTCTATATGAGGAAGGAGAGAAATTTCTGAAAAGAACGATCCTAAAAATTGGGGATGGAGACATTTAAATAATGCATTTTTAGTTGAAAAAGCGAAGAAACTTCAAAAGCAATATAGAGAAGAAGGTTACCGCATTCGTTTTAATAAACCGATTAGTTTTTCAGAGGGTTGTCTCTTGTAGAATTTATGAAACAAAATGATAGATCAGTTTACTAGAAAGGAGGATTTTTATTATAGCACTACTAAGAATATTACATTATCCCGGGAGTAAATGGAGTATGGCCAGTTGGATAATTTCCCACATGCCGGAACATAAGACATACTTAGAGCCTTTCTTTGGATCCGGAGCAGTATTTTTTAATAAAGGTCCTTCAATCATTGAACCTATTAATGATATGGATAGCAGTGCGGTTAATCTTTTTAAGGTAATTCGTGACTATCCAGATGAATTAGCAACTGTCAAACTACTTGAACGCTATAAGAGAAAAGAAGTACTTATATATGCTGATCCTCCTTATATTATCGAGACTCGAACGAAGAGACATTATAAGCATGAAATGACAATTGATGACCATATCGAACTATTAGAGGTTTTAGACGCTCATCCGGGACCGGTATTACTTTCCGGATATGCTCATCATATTTACGATGATCGGTTGAAACATTGGAGAAGAGAAACATTGGATGTAGCAGCAGAGGCAGGAGCAAAAAGACAAGAGGTATTGTGGATTAATCCTATGGCTGCTGAAACAGGCTTTTATCAAGAGTCATTATTTTAGTAAACAAAAGGTAGGAAGTGTTAAATAGCAGATGAAAATGTGAAATAGAAAAAGACTAGTACCATTAGGCATTAGTCTCAGCGGAAATACAATTTCAATTTAGTGAGAAAATATGTATCCTTCAAATACTTTTAGCCCTTCGGTATTTAAAACTTGTTCTACTATGGCTGGCTTATTTGGACTTTTTTCGATAACTTCTCTACATGAAATCATTATATTACTGCCAGCAATTTCGGCTAATTGATCATGAGATACACTGTAGACTATTTTCCCTAAATTAGACCATACCATTGCTCCTGTACACATTACACAAGGTTCACAGCTAGTATATAAAGTATATTCGTTAAGATCAAAGATGTTGTTTTCAGAGCAAAAAGTACGGATAAGTCCGATTTCAGCATGATGTGTAGGATCACAATAACTATTTATTTTATTTTCACCATACATCACAATTTCATTATTTTTTACTAAGATAGCACCGAATGGTTCATTTCCATCTCCTCTAGCCTTTAAAGCCATTTTAATTGCTATTTCAATAAATTGTTCATCCTTTGTCATAAATAGCACCTCCAGTTTGATGCCATTATAAGCGAAATTTAAACAGTTTGAAAATGAGTTATGTTAATACTTTAATACGCAATTCGATTATTTAAGGAAACAAAAGATAGAAGGAGTTGATTACTAGGAGAAGAAAGCAAGGATTAGACCTTGCTCATGTTAGAATCAGTCATTACTTATAAACGAGTCACACAATATCTTAGCGTCAGCAGTAAGCAAACTATAAATCTCAGGTCTATTAAATAAATCTTTATGTTTTATGTAGGTTTGTTTAGCTTGAAAATATCTAAGGTCACGAACGAACTGATTCATTTGATTTAAAATTTGCTTTTCATTAAGGTTTAGTCGGTTAAATGGAGCGTTTTGAGCCTCATCTTTAATAATCTTCACTAAATCTTGAGCGATAAAATTTAAAAGTAGATAATTTTTTGATTCTGTGACGAGTGACCAATTATGTTCAATTATAGACCGAGCCTTTGAAAGGTTGTTGTTAGTGCAACATTGATTAATATGATGTATTAAAGCTTCGATTTTCAAAAGTATCATCCTTTAGACATAGGTATATAAAACTGACATAGAAGATTATAGTATAAAGGTTAGAGATATTATATGAGTAAAATGGATTATTTTTCATGAAAATTGATAATTTTCAAAAAATATGTGAGAGATATTAGTAAACAAAAGATAGAAGGAGTTGAATTAAAATAGAGGAGGATATCACAGCAGAAGAATTTGCCGATTATGTAAGATTCATGAGGCAGTCAGTACAAATGACTCAAAGACAATTAGGGGAAGCGATCGGTTTTGAACGCAGAACAATTATGAATTGGGAAAATGGTAAATCATCACCGTTTGATGTTTATGCAGTAATTGAGTCCATTAGAAAAGAGATTAAATTAAGAATCAACGATAGGAATACATGAAAAAAGCCAGGATTACTCCTGACCAGCCAATTTAATTATACCATAGGAGTGATTCTGGTGAGACTAAAAGATATAGAAATAGATCCTAGTACTATGAGACTAGAAATTGATATAATGGAACTAAAAGGTAGCTTTGCCATTGTTTTGTGCGAAGGTAAAGCAAAGTTAACCGAATTACCTTCTCATGGTGAAACAAAGATTATTACTCATCAAGGGAAAGTGAAACGGGTTAAGTTTGATGAGGGGGAAGATTTTTGAAAGGAAGTAATAATGTTTTTTTAATTTTTTCAATAGCGTTTGGATTTTTTTTACTTTCTTGGATAAGTAGTGAGATTAAATTATCTAGTTTTTTTATTCTCGCATGTTCTTTATTCGTAGTATTCTTTTCGATGGGAGATTTATTACATCAAAGTATAGAGGATTATACTGGTAAATGGTCTCGAAGATTTGGCTTTTTTGGAATAGGTGTTTTTTATATTCTTTCTATTCCAATATCTATAATGGTTGGTTTCTCTTATTGGATTGTTAGACCAGATGAGGATACTATTGGGAAAATGAGTGATTCTTTTACTTTTATATCAATAGGATTATTATTTATATCATTTGCTCTTAAGACAATAAAAACAAATAAAACAGAGGAAAGTGATATTTGAAAGTTTAACTTAAATAAATTTTTGTTAGTTCTACCAGCTCACTGGAGGACACTGAATGAACGTATTATACGTTTGTTCAGTGTCCTTTTTGTTTTTGAAAATATTAGGAGGATGATATTTGATGAGGAAACGACATACTGATTTGCCAAAAATTAATGAGAAAGTAACAAAAAAAGAATTAGAAAAGATGCTTTTTAAGTATAGAGACTATTTAATTTCTTTACCTATTTACTTAATGCCTAAAATAACAGCTTCTTATTCAATTGTTCCTCCAAGTAATACGAATGCTTTCCATTCTAGTACGGAAGATGCAGCTATAGAAAGAATTGAATATGAGAAACTTCGTAATGATTATTTAAAAGAAATACATGATGCTGTTAATACACTTAAAGATCAGGAACGGCACATTATTATTGAAAGATATTTAAAGCATGATGAATTAGGTTATGACAGAGAGATCTGGATGAACATGGGTGTTGGGAAAACGAAATATTATGAAATTAAAGGGGAAGCAATGTTGCGCCTTGCTTTTGCATTAAAAGTAGAAGTTTATCAGAAAAGCGAGGCGAAGGCAGGATGAACCTTGTACAACCTATTAAAGATAAGGAACTACTGAAAGAAATTAAAGCTTATCTTAAAGAAAGCAATGATCGAAATTATATTTTATTCTTATTAGGAATTCACACTGGTTTACGTATTTCAGATATTCTCTCTTTAAAAGTAAAAGATGTGCAGGGCTGGGATATCTTCATTCGAGAGAAGAAGACTGGAAAGCCAAGAGAGATAAAAATGCCATCGGAGTTAAAGAGAGCTGTGCGATCTTATACAAAAGGAAGGACGAGACATGAATATTTAATTAAATCACGTATAGAGAAAAACAAGCCGATTACACGAGGCATGGCATATGTCATTCTTAATCAAATAGGAGAAGCATTTGGATTAGAAAGAATAGGAACTCACTCTTTAAGAAAAACATACGGATATCATCATTATAAAACGTTCAATGATTTAGCCTCGTTACAAATAGCTTTAAACCATAATGACATTAAGGAAACTAAGCGATATATAGGAATAGAGCAAGATGATTTAAATGAGCTTCAGCGAAAAATTAACTGGTAAGCTTCTTTTTTTACCTTATATGAATTAGCTATAAAAGAACATTGTTCAATTCATTTTTATATAGAGTTAAAAATGCTTATGCATCAAGGGATAAAATAGGTTTGGTGAATTCAACACAATCTAGGATATAGCTAATTCAAGGGGCTATTTTTAGGCGATTTTGCAACAAAAATAGATTTTCATGAAGGATCGGCTTTCGATTGATTTTAGGAGCATTACTAGGTGAATTTTGAGCGCGAACTTTTGACGAACGATTCGCGAACTAAATGCGGACACATTCTTTGAAAAAACATGCTATATTTGTAATATAAAAGATATAAAGCAATTTTATATATTTTAGGAGTTCACTTGTATTGGAATTCGTCGATAATAACTTTGGAGGCGAATTTCAAAGTAGATAAAGGAAGGCGAAGAAATGAATAAAGATTATATTATGTATGCTTCAAGGCTTGATAAACTAGAGGATTTAATAATTTCTGCTTCTAATCTTATACCTATATTAGATCCTGGTCATAAGTATATATTGAGTGAATTAGCTAATTATAAAGAGGAATTAACTGTTGTTTCTGAAAGATATCAATTCATTATAAATGAGTTGAAGAATGGTGATGTACCAGAAGTAGTCGTTGAAGAACATGAGCGTTTAATAGAAGGTATAACTTCATTTGTTCGTGGCGCTACTCTAATAAAGGACAGTATGAATGTAGAAGAGAGAAGTATTCTTTGTAAGCAGTGTGCACAAGGAGATTCTATACTAGCGATCGGTGTGAAACAAGTTGAAAAAGCGACAAAAGAAATTGGTGACAAATTAGTAGAGCTAATACAAAAATAATTTTGCAGAGCATCTCATCAGAGGTGCTTTTTCTTTTTTATAAAGTTTTCAAATTTGCTATAAAAAGAAGTTATCAAACTGGAAAAGAGGAAGTTGAGTAAAGATAGATGGAGATTAGGTTTATAGCTGTTAAATGAGTTTGTTTCCTTATCCATTGTAACGAACTCATTTATATAATATTCTTGCAAAAATTGAACGGTTTATGAGAATATTGGATAATAATCTATAGGAAATTACCAAAATTAGAAGCTGTATACAAAGGGGAATGCAGATTGAGAGAGATAGAAAAATATTTATTTCAGCCAAAGAAGTTCCAGGATATTATTCAAACAGCACTTATTGTAATTGATACGAATGTTTTACTTGCTGCTTATCAATATAGGAATATTACATTTAAAGAGTTACTTGCTGCTTTGGAGTTTTTCCATGAGGAACAAAGATTATTAATTCCATCTCACGTTCTAAAAGAATTTTTTAAAAATAGACCAGATCGAATTGTAGAAATCATTCGAGCTGTTCAACAGGCAAGAGATGGATTACAACCAGTTAAAGACGTTAGTAAGATTGAAATGAAAATCCCGAGTATGGAATATCTACAAAGTCACGGGAAGATCAGTGATATAGAATCGAATCTTAGTAACGCTAAAGATAATTATAACAAGGAAATTAAGCAATACAGGGAAGAGTTGACAGGTTTAATTGATGAATTAAAATCATTTTTCATACAGGACCCCATACTTGAAAAATACGAAAAAATATTTAAAGAAGCATATTATAAACCTGAATCATTAGAGTCACACACTGAATTATTAAGGGAATTTAAAGAGCGAGAGAAACTTAATTTGCCTCCAGGATATAAAGATGGAAAAAAAGAAAACAATGGTGAAGGAGACTACATTATTTGGAGGCATATACTCGAAATAAAAGAAAGAAATGTGATTTTTTTAACCTCTGACAATAAAGCTGACTGGGTATATAAAGATCCAAATGGTAATGTTATTAGTGCACGCAGAGAGTTAGTAGAAGAGTTTTATGAAGCAACAGGAAATACATTTTGTGTAGTACATCCATCTGCTTTTTTGAAGGCATATAATCCTAAGACAAACAGTGAAGTATTAGATGATCTGAATGACAAATTAAATGAGGCTGGAATAACATCTAAACGTTATGAATTTATAGCTGCTTCGGATAAGGGGATCAACGTTTCTCCTGTTAATGTTCAAGATCATATGAATAAAATCATAGAAAATATCATAGCTCATCCTTCAAGAAGACGTTATCGCATGGGGGATAATGATTATCTTGATAACGCACTCTACCGTATTTCGGAAAATAAGAGATTCTTTGATAAGGCTATCCTAAAGGCTGATATTATTGCTAACAATGAATATTTAACAAACAAAGACAGACAGGATCAGTATGAAAAGTTAGCAGACTGGATATATGATGACCTTTTTCAGTTAGATGATTTATAATACTTAATTTAGCTGTTTGAACAATTCGCGGACAATTTGCGAACTATTTTTCATTTAAGACATGTTAATATGGTATTACGGCAAAGTAAGAAGCGATGTATACAAGTTGATACTATACATTAGACATTGTTGTATTCCTTCTGTTTGGTCACTTATTTATTTAAGTGACTTTTTCTTTTATCTAAAACACCATGGAGGTGGCAGGTGATGTGAAATAATAAGGTAAGACTCCATTAAATATACTTGTTAAATATTTATTATTTTATAAATATTTTCCTGTTATGTGACGATATATTACTTGTACTAATTTAGGGAGGAATATTTATGAAAAAAGGAAAGTTATTATTTTTATTTTTACTAGTAATGTTAGTGACTTCTCTAGCTACAACTGCAGAAGCTAAGACTGTAGCACCTAAGCCTTCTATAGAGTCTTTAGAGAAGCAAATTAAAGCTTTAAAAGAAGAGAATGCTAAATTAAAGGAGCGAATCAAGTCCAAAGATAAAGAAATCACGTCTAAGGATAAACAGATTAAAGATTATAAGAATCAGATCGCAGGTAAAGATAAAGAGATTCAAGCTTATAAATCAAATGCTGTTACACCTTTAAAAACTAAATTAGCCTATCAAGGTAATGTACTAAGTGGGAATTATCAAGAAGGTAAAACTTCTGTACCTTTGCTGTTAAGGTATAAAGGGATTAGATATACTCCAGTTGATGCAATTAGTAATTTACTAAAAATTAAAAACAGTTATGATCGCTCTAGTGATACAGTATTCTTTGGTCAGGAGTCACAAAGTAGTTATATGTCAGATATACTGGAACCAGTTGTGAAAAATAATACAACAGTTGATATAAACAAACCAATGGATTTTGGAAATGGTAACATTTACGATAAAGGTTATAGTATGACATATAAGAGTCTTGGGATTATGGAATTTAATTTGGACAAGAAATATAAGAAAGTGACAGGTCTAATAAAAATAGATGAACAATCTGTAAATCAACCGTTGTATATTTTCGTAACTGCTGACGATAAAAGGGATGGATTTTACAAAAAGATTGCAACAGACGGTGTAATTACTCCTATAGAATTAGACGTGTCGAATGTAAGTAAACTTGAAATAATGGTGGAATGTACAAAACGAGATCAAACCGGTGTTTTACATTTTGCTAATGTAATCATTGAATAAATTTACAGTAAACACGAAGCATCCATAATGGATGCTTTTTTGCTTAAAAACAACATGGAGGTGGCAGGAGGTGTGGAATAATAAGGTGAGACTCCACTGATTAATTTTGTTGGATTTAACTTTTTTATAAAAAATTTCCTATATGTACCGATATATTACTTGTACTAACTTAAGGAGGAATATTTATGAAAAAAGGAAAGCTATTATTTTTATCTTTAGTAATAATGTTAATGACTTCTCTAGCTACACCTGTAGAAGCTAAGACGGAGACTTCTGTAAAGTCTTTAGAAAAGCAAAATAAAGCTTTAAAAGATGAGAATGCTAAATTAAAGGAGCAAATCAAGTCTAAAGATAAGCAGGTTAAGGATTATAAGAACCAACTCACAAACAAAGATAAAGAGATTCAAACTTATAAATCAAATGCTGCTACACCTTTAAAAACTAAATTAGCTTATCAAGGTAATGTACTAAGTGGAAATTATCAAGAAGGTAAAACTTCTGTACCTTTGTTGTTAAGTTATAAAGGGATTAGGTATACTCCGATTAATAAAATTGGTGATCTCTTAAAAATTAAAACTAGTTATGATCGTTCTAAGGATACACTGTTCTTCGGCGAGGAACCGCAACGTGGTTATATGTCAGATATACTGGAACCAATTGTAAAACATAATGTAACAGTTGATATAAATAAACAAATGGATTTTGGAGGAGGTGAGATTTACGATAAAGGCTATAGCATGGCATATTCCGATGGTTATGGGGGTATGACATTTAATTTGGATAATAAATATAAGAAAATAACAGGTTTATTAAAAGTAGACAAACAATCTGTGGTCAAGCCCTTGCATATTTCTTTTGTTGCTAATGGTACATGGTATAAGACTCTCAAAACCACTGGATCAGATGGTAGTAGCATTAGTGTTATAAAACTAGATGTGTCAAATGTAAGTAAACTTCAATTAGCAGTAGAAGGTACAGATTCAAGTCAATCTGGGGTTTTAGAGTTCGCTAATGTAATTATTGAATAAATTTATGATAAATACAAAGCATCCATTATGGATGCTTTTTTGTTTTAAAAAACATGGAGGTGGTGGGTGATGTGACATGAATTGGAATGAAATAAGAGAAGAATGGGAAACAACAAAAATTACACTTGCTGCTTTATCTGAAAAGCACGATGTAAAATTAGGTACATTAAAAAGCAGGAAAAGCCGTGAAGGTTGGTCAAGGGATCCGACTAAAAAGGATGCAACTAAAAATGAAAAGGTTGCAACCATTAAAAAAGATGCGACTACTAGTGAATCAAGGAAAAGGAGTGGAAACCCTAATCCACAGAATCAATTCACAAAACGGAACACGGCTGCGGTAAAGCATGGTTTCTTTTCAAAATTCCTTCCTGTTGAAACTTTAGAGATTATGGAAGAAATACAAGAACGATCACCGGCCGACTTAATATTTGACCAAATACAAATTCAATATGCAGCGATTATTCGGGCACAACAGATTATGTTTGTTTCTGATGAAAATGAGATGATCAAAGAGCTGAAAAAAGCTAAATATGAATATTACCCTATTCCAAAAGAAGAAGGTGGAGGCATTGAGAAATCGGTAACTGAAGAAGAATACGAATTCCAATTTGCTTGGGATCGTCATGCTACATTTCTAAACGTTCAATCAAGGGCAATGAGTGAACTTAGAAATCTTATCAAGTAATTCAACGAATTAGCTGATGTTGAGGATGAACGCAGACTCAAACTTGAACAGATGCGATTAAGCATTAAGAAAACTGAAATTGAAATTGATAACATGAATGATGATGGGTCAGATGATGCAGTTAATATTGTTATCTCTCGAAAAGAGGCGAGAGGTTAATGGATATTACTAAAGAAGTTAATCCGCATTTTGAGGACTTTTTATTTGACTGGAATCAAAAGTTTCAATTTTTGATGGGTGGTTATGGCTCTTCAAAGTCTTATCATGTAGCACTTAAAATCATACTGAAATTGCTATCTGAAAAACGTAAGGCTCTTGTGATTCGTGAAGTATATGACACACACAAGGACAGTACCTTTTCTTTATTTACTGAGATTATTGAGGATTTGGGTCTGTTGGATGATTCGGGTAGGAAAAAGATTGCTAAAGGCAAGGTACGACCAAAAGAAAGTCCGTATGAGCTAAAGTTTTCGAGCGGGTCTAGAATTATTTTTAAAGGCATGGATAAGCCAGCACAACTAAAGTCGATTAATAATGTGTCGTTAATATGGCTAGAGGAATGTTCAGAAGTCAAGTATGAGGGATTTAAAGAGTTAATCGGACGTTTGCGACATCCTACATTGAAACTTCATATGATTCTTTCGACTAATCCGATAGGTGAAGAAAACTGGACCTATATGCATTTCTTTAAGGATGAGAAAAACGAGCGAATTGTGTTGGATGACAACGAATTGTATGAGAAGGGAACAGTCGTTTTTGGAGACACATATTATCACCATTCAACTGCTGATGATAACCTATTCTTGCCTGAGAGCTATATTGAACAGCTAGATGAGTTAAAAGAATATGACCCTGATTTACATCGGGTTGCAAGACTAGGGAGAAAGGAAGAGATTGCAAGTCAATCTCTTATTGATAATTTAAGAAATCAGGTAGCTATAATGTCTGACTGGGCAAAGAACATGAAGACTTTAGCTGCAAAGGGCGTAGATGATGGGCTAATAGCAGAATTGCAAACAATGGGTCCTAAAGCTTTAGCTGAAACAAAAGCACTTATTTCGATGAGTGATGTACAGTTAAATGAATTTCAGGGACTATAGAAAGAGAAGTCTAATATTACCCGACAACAAGCTGTTTCTGAAATGGAAGGTCTAAGGGTTGAGACTGAAAGTAAAATCGATGAGCTTCGTCGAAATACTAAAACAAAATTAGAGTCACTGAAAAATGAATTTGTTGGTAAAGTAAAGGGAATTAGAACAGGTACCACTACTGAATTCAATGCTATGAATGCATCTTTACCCGTAATCGGTCAAAATGCAATTAAAGGTTTAATTAATGGTATGGATGCTATGAGAGGAAATTTAGTATCTACTGCTCAGGAGATTGCTGATTCTGTTCGTTCTACGATTCAAAGTGCTTTCGATATTCATTCACCATCCAGATGGATGAGGGATGTTATTGATAAAAATCTTGTAAAAGGCTTGATTGTTGGTATTAATGCAATGGAGAGTAAAGCTGTATCAGCGACTGCTAATATGACCGAGTGGTTTAAGCTTGATTTGTCTGACATTAATATTAGTCGTTCATCTGTAGAAGTAGGGATTCAAATGGATGAACTGAAACGACAGATTGAACAGAAGTTAGATATTGATCTTTGGATACATCAGAAAGAAAATCAATTGGCTGCAGGAGGATTTACACAAGAAGTTCACTTACATTCACCAACTGCTTTATCTCCAAGTGAAAACGCACGGGCATTGAAAAAAGTAGGACAGCAGCAAGCAATAGAATCGGGGATCTAAATGGAACGATTAACTTTTACAAGTGCAACCGGAGAGATCGTCCATTTTGGAGGTCCTCCTTTTTATTTCCAAAAAGTTGATGGATTAGGTGACGTAGAAGCAGAAATACAATTGTAAAAATCCCCTTTTCAAGATGGGAGTACTCTAACCGACAGTATATTGAATGAAAGAATGATATCTATAGAGTTTCTAATTGTGCAAGAGG